TTATTGATAGAGTGAAAGAGAGAAAAACTAATGAAAAATGATGAGCATTTAGTTCAGAAGGCTATATGTGAGTATTTAGATATGCGGAAGATATTTTATTTCGCGATACCAAATGGCGGAAAACGAAGCATGACCGAGGCTGGAAGGTTCAAAGCAGAAGGTGTAAAAAGTGGCATCCCTGACCTTTGTCTTCTCATGTCAGGAATTGCATTCTTCCTTGAGGTCAAACGCCCACGCACAGATAGTAATCCGGCTGGCAGATTAACAGAAAACCAAAAGATTATGATTGAAAAATTAGAGGACGCTGGCTCTGATACTGCTGTGGTATATTGTGTGGCAGACGTTATCAGTATATTAATAGATTGGGGATTCAATGAAGCAAAATTCCATAACTCGTAGTGCAAGAGGAAAAGCGTGTTGCTTCAGAAGCGATGTATGTGACTCAGGCCCTAACAACGAGAATGTCGTATTTTGCCATGAAAATGTTTCGGGAACCGGAGTTAAGGCTAAAGACAGTAAAGGTCAAGATATAGGCTTCTATGGCTGTTACAATTGCCATAAGCTCTATGACACATTAGAGCATCCTTACTACAAACCACATTTTATTAAAGAGATGGCAGAGTTTGCTATTACTAGAACCAAGAGGCAGTTAGTTAAGTCCTTGTTGGTAGATGAATACTACACAGAACTACCTTCACCACCTAGGTCACCTTATGAGTGAGACGTTAACTAGAATACTAAAGAGAGACAAACCTAAAGCAGACATAGTAGAAGGTATGACTAGAACTTTTTTTAAGAACACTAGCGGTGATGAAGCTGTCATAAGTATTAAGGCAAACAAAATGACTCGGACAGGCCATCAGAATAACCTTTACTGGTCTATCATTCAGCAAATCCTAGTGGAAACAGGCAACACAAAAAATGCTATTCATGACTACTGTAGAAAAGAATTTTTAGAAATAAGAATAGAGGAGGTTGTCAACTCACCAGTAGTGGTGTTAAAATCGACCACAGAATTAAATACAAAAGAGATGGGTGTTTACTTAGATAACATCATAGCTTGGGTTGGAAATGACTTAGGTATTAGACTGAACCTTCCTGATAATTGGAGAAAGTTAGTTGACTGAAGAAATAGATATTAAGTTAGAACGATTACCATATATGTATATTGCTTTGCTTGAGTATTGTTCTGAAGTCACAGGTGATTCAACATCTGCTATAGATAATCACATTGAGCAGACAGTAGGTTTAAATTTATTAAGAGATGTGGAGACATTAAATGGCTAAGACTGGACTGTACTCAAACATACATGCTAAGAGACAGCGCATCAAAGATGGTAGTGGTGAGACTATGAAGAAGAAAGGTAAGAAGGGTAGACCATCAGCTATGAACTTTAGACAAGCGGCACAGACTGCTAAGAACAGAGGTATCTAAATGGCTAGACCTACAATATATACTGAAGAGTTAGTAGACAAGATGTTAGAAGAGATAGCGTCAGGTAGAAGTGTGATTGGATTGTGTAGAGAGGAGAAGTGGACTCCAAATGCTGAGACTTGGTATCGATGGTTATATAAGATAGAAGGATTATCCAACAGGTACACGCGCGCAAAGAGTATCCAATCCGAATATAGTGCTGACCAAATCTTAGACATTGCAGATAGAGCAGACAATCAGAACTTCCAAGTAGCAAGGTTGCAGATAGATGCACGTAAATGGGTAGCCGCTAAGTTAGTACCACACAAGTATGGAGAGAAGACACAGATAGACCATACATCAAGTGATGCTAGTATGAAGCCGCCAACAGTCATTCAATTAGTAGGAAAAGTATAATGCCAACACAGCCAGCAGAAGGGTTATTGCAATTCACACAGCAACAGATGATGGATACACCTCCGGAAGCTTTAGTTAATGTAACAGATAGTCCGGAAGTTAGAGTCTTTTTAAGTAATTTACCACAAGAAATGTTAGTACGCATTGAACAAATGAGACAGGAAGCAGAAGCTACTGGACAGATGGAACAGTTTAATCAAATGATTATGCAATTAATGCAAGAACAAAACACAATGCAACAGCAATCACCGGCTCAAGGAATCATGTAGTGGCTGGTTTATTGGATGAGCTAACAGATGGCATTAGTGAAGGATTAAGTAGTGCGTGGGAGGGCGTGAGTAACTTTGCTGGTGGACTGTTAGAAGTAAGTCCTGAAAGACAAGCAGAAGTTGACAAATACTATGCAGATTTAGAAGCTTTAAGACGCACACTACCACAACATGCTTGGAGATTTAAAGAACCATCTAACAACCCAAACAAAGTAGAACGATTCGTTGAAAGAATACCTACAGGAGTTGCTGGTCTTATGGATGAAGCTCAGTCAGTATTCTCTACACCACAACACATGATAAAAGGTGCAATGGATTTAGGAACCGGTGGTATTCTTAACTTAGTAGGAGCAGAGGAAATTGGTGAAGAACAACGTGCAGTAGCTGATGCATTTGGTGGCATGCTTAAAGCCACGTTTAAAGATTTAGATAGCTTTACTAATGCAGTTGCTAACAATCCAGTAGAAGTATTATCTATCTTGGCTGGTGGTGGAGTAGGTGCAGTTAAGTTAGCTCAACTTGCTAAGAACCCAGCACTTAAACCAGCATTACAAAAGACACTAGTAGCACTTATAGGTGAAGACCCTATGGAGTCAATCATGTCAGGTGTGTTGAAATCAAATCTCAATCCCAGCTTAGCTAAATTAGGTGAAAGCAAGATACCAGTCATTACTTACCAAGGCACAAACACAGGTGCTAGATATACTAAATTAGACATGGACAAGGTTGGTAGTAACTCAGGTACTAAGGTTCAAGGTCATGGGTTATATGTTGCAGAGAATAAAGACACAGGTAAAAGATTTGCAAGACATGACAATGAGATGATGACAAATGCAAAACTAATGTCTGAAATGAAAAGCAACACTCCAATAGAAACTAGAATATGGGATGACTTATCGTATGGTGTTTATCCTGACACAATTAGAAAAGAGATAATGAAAGACTTAAAAGCTAAAGGTGATATTGAAGGTATAGCACAAGCCAATAAAATTCTATCTGATGTAGAGCTTGAGTTCGATGGTGCTTTAAACCAACTATATGAAATAGATTTAAGTGATGAAGCTGTTGCTTCGATGATACGTAGAGAATTGCCATTAACAGGTCAGCCTAAGAATGTGCAAGACTTGATGCGACAGAATAACATGAGTGATACATCTACTGGTAAAGAATTTTATGAAACGTTAACAGAACAATTTGCTGATGAAGTAGGAGGCTTTGGTGCAGAGAGAGCGGCCTCAAAATACTTAAATGACAATGGAATACCGGGTATGAAGTTCTTAGATGAGCTTGGTAACTCTGCCGCTAAGTATGCTGGCAAGCCTGACCCACAATCCTCTAACTATGTCCTATACAACACCGACATTACTAAAGTATTAAAGAGACAAGACATAGACATAACTAAAAACACAGGTGACAGAATAACTGTTGGCTCTACACTTGGTGAAATTATAGATGACCGGTTTGCTACTAGGAAATCAGATAAAGACAAAATCAATCAAGGACTCATGGACGTTCAGATAGAAACCAAGGATAACAGTTTAATATATACTCCTAAATTAGACATAAGAGATTTAGAAGGTTATCCAATCGTAGGAACTATGGTTGACAATACAGCCGGTGGTGACATCATGACAAGTGTAAACGGTCATAGTATTCTTGGTGCAGATGGCAAAGGTGTAAAACGAGAAGCTGGTAATGATTTTATGTTTATCGAAGAAAACGTAGATAGAGAGTATCTGTGGGCTTCAGCAACGGATGCGGTAAACAAGATAATGAAATCTGCTGGAGAAGCTAGACAGTTATACAAGAAAGACCCATTGTTAATGCCTTTTAGTTTGTCACCAACTGGTATGGACTTCACACATCAAGTTACCAAAACAATGCTCAACTCTGCCATCAACGGATTAAACGCTAAACAACTAAAAATATTAGATGAACTCATAAAAACTACATCAAAAGAAAGTGTTAAAAATTCAAAAGGTCAGTTTTATATACGTGCAATCAATAAAGAATGGAAAGGTGCTAAATCTGATAACCCATTAGAAGGAACTACAGGTAGTGAGAGAAAAGAAATAGCACGTATCATAGATGTAAACTTTAGAGACACAAGTGGTAAGTTAGTAAAAGGCGATGCTAATGGAGTCTTATCATATCCAACAGCAAGACTAGCAAATACAGACCCTAAACAATATAATAAAGCACAAGGCACATTGCAATCTGTTGGTGTTATGGATATGAAAGATGGTGTAGTTGGAAAAAGAAGTCATTTATCATACGATGATACTATAAGAGGTAGAGGTGCTGGCATACTGAATGAAAAACAACGTGGTCTTCATATCTTAGATTTAGTAGACAATACAAAAGCAGATGGCTCTCCTATGACAGCCGCTAACATGACTGATAATGATATGAGAAAGTTGACAATGCAAAGTCCTCCTATTGGTTTACTGACACATGAAAGGTTAATGAACTTAGAGAAAAGAGGATTACTAGATTAATTGATACAACTTAGAACAACTGATATACTTACGCTTAATTAGACAGGAGACACCATGGACGATGACTTAACGTTTGACCAAATATTAGCAATGTTACAAGGTAAATATGCTGGTCGCGAGGCAGAAGGCGTGATGGGCGGTGTTGGTGCTAAAGGATTAGATACCCCAGCCGAGCGTGATTTTTTAGCAAAAGAATTTGGAAGTGAAGAAAGTGATAGTGGTTTGATTGATGCAGTTATAAACTATAAGAATACTAATCGAAAGAAATTTGACTACGATTTTGAAGTAGATGGTAACACAGAAGGTTATACCTTTACTGGTGATGCACCTTTAAGTGGTCAAGCTATACAAAACATGAGAAACATCCAAGGTATTACTGCTGATGGTCAAATGAAACCTAATACTAGCAATCTTGGTTTAGGGGCAGAAGCCGGAGCGTCAGTAGGTGCAATGCCTGAGTTCATGCCCGGTAAAACTCCAACAATTCCGAATGTAGTACCACAAGGATTTCATAGAATGCCGGATGGCACAGTCATGGCTGATGGTAGTATGAACTATGCTGGAACTGGTGAGATGAGTCCAAACCCACAGACAGTAGACCGCACTAAATTTAATACACAGTTTGCAAATTTATCGGCAACAGAGCAAGACCGAGTTAAACAATTAATGTCAGGTATGACTGATGAACAAAAAGCTATCTTCGGAGCTGGATTAACTGGCTCACCATTAAATGGATATGCAGTACAAGATGAGGGTAGATATTAACTATGGCTCTAACGAATTACACAGGATTAAAAGCGTCTATTGCGGACTTTTTAAACAGAGATGACCTTACGTCTGTCATACCTGATTTTGTTGCACTAGCAGAAGCTCAGATTAATAGAGACGTAAGACATTGGAGAATGGAAGCACGTTCAAATGGACAACAATCAGCCGCAGATGAATACATGCAGATACCAGCAGATTGGGTAGAAACAATTAGATTACATTTAACAGGCACAGGAACTTCAGTAGTAAACCTAGTGTCTAGAGATTCAATGGCAGATAAACGCGAAGCGCAAGAGAATGCCGCCGGCACACCAAGAATGTACACACACGCGAATGGGCAGTTTCAGTTATACCCAACGCCATCAAACGACACAGATTTTGAGTTGCTTTATTATCAGAAGATACCTTCGTTAATAACCAACACAGATAACTGGCTCTTACTAGAAGCGCCTGATGTATACCTCTATGGAGCGTTATTACATTCAGCACCGTATCTAGCGGAAGATGCAAGAGTAGCAGTATGGGCGCAATTATACTCTGCGGCAATACAGCGATTAAACCAAACCTCTGAGGATGCTATGTTTAGTGGCTCAGGATTAACACTTAAAGTGAGGGGATTAGTATGAGTTTTACAAACTTTTTAGAAACAGAAATTTTAGACCACGTATTTGCTGGAGCGGCTTACACAGCTCCTTCTCAGCATTACTTAGGATTGTTTACAGCCGCACCGGGAGAAACTGGTGGAGGTACTGAACTTTCAGGTAGTGCATATGCTAGAAGACCAGTAGATTTTTCAACTTCAGGTGCTACAACATCTAATGATGCGGCTATTGAATTCGCGACTGCTACAGGTAGTTGGGGTACAGTAACTCACGTTGGAGTGTTTGATGCGGCAACGTCAGGTAACTTAATGGCTTATGCGACTTTATCGTCTAGTAAAGCTATTGCTACTGGTGACGTATTCCGTGTGCCAACTGGTGACTTAGATATAACATTGAACTAATCTAACGATTAGGGCCTGACGTGGCAACTATTAATGTTAATGCTTATGCGTATGGCACAAGTACGTATGGTTCACATGAATTTGGTGAAGACTCACTACCGATAGTAATATCGGCAAGTGCTAGTGTTGCTGGTTCATGTGAGCGGATACAACATTCAGGCGCTATATCCGCTGGTGCTTCAGCTACAGCCGCAATAGGTGGCTTAGTCGGTGCGTCTAGTGCAACTGTAAGTGCAACTTCGGCTACTACGTGTAGTGGTCAAAGAATTGCTTTGTTTCCTTCAGGTAATGTAACAGCCACAGCATCAGTATCTATTACTGGTAATGCTACATTTTCTTCAGGTGGTACAGTTACAGTAACAGTAGCTTCAGGAGTTAGTGCGGCTGGTGAAAAGTTTATACTTGAAGAAACAGATGCACAGGGTTATGGTAGTTATCTTTATGGTGTAGGTGTTTTTGATTTATCTGACCTACAAACCATAATATCAGCTACTGCAACTTCTACATGTGTAGGACAAAAAATTAGCCAGTTCCCACAAGGAACTATACAAGGTACAGCAACGGTTAGTGCAATAGCAAGAAGAATAGCAGATGGTTCAGTCTTAATAAATGGTACTTCAGTTACTGTAGCTACTAGTAATGGTAATGGCACAAGAGTTAGAACAAGTGCCGCTCCTATGACTTCTACGTCTACGGTTGTACCAGCCTCAACTATTGTAAGGGTAAGAACAACTCCTGTAGCAATAAGTGCAGTAGGAAGTGTTGCTTGTGACGGTGTGTTTATGGTGAATGGTGCGGCGGCGTTAACAGGAACAGCTACCATTGCCGCTATATGTAATCGAGTAAGATTTGGTTCAGGTACGCCAACAGCTAACGCAAGTATTACAGTATTAGGCTTTGCCACGAGAGGTGGTATCGCATCGACAGGAGGCACTCAGCATTATAACGTGACTGTGCAAGTGGTAAGTGGAGCTAATAAATACTTTATTAATGGTGTCCAACAACAAGTTTTGAATTTAGTTGAAGGTAATACGTATGTCTTTAATTACCCCTCAAGTCATCCTTTCAGATTTTCAACTACTTCAAACGGAACGCATGCAAGTGGCTCAGAATATACAACAGGTGTAACACACAATTCGGGAATACAAACTACAATTGTTGTAGCAACAGATGCGCCAAACTTATATTATTATTGTGCAATTCATTCAGGCATGGGTAGTACAGCAAATACACCTAGCAATTTAGTTATATCAACTGTAGCTTCAGACTCTGAAAGAATACAACAGCCTTATGCTACTATACAACCTAACGCATTAGTCTTGGCTACGTGTAATCGAGTACAAAGTACAGCCGGTGCATTAAGTGCAACATCCGGAACTGCTACAATAGGTAGAGAGAAATGGGAATTAATTGTTAATGATTCAGTAACTTGGACACAGATAGCGGCTTAATATTATGGCAATGATACCACTACAAATACCACCCGGAGTCCATGCAAATGGAACTGTGTTTGAATCATCTAACAGATGGCGAGAAGCTAGTTTAGTCAGATGGCATGATGGTTCTATGAGACCAGTAGGTGGATGGACAACTAGAAAAACTAATGCATTTGCTTATGCACCTAGAGGAATGATTTCTTACTTAGACAACGATAGTGACGAACATATGGTTGCTGGAACATATGAAAAGTTATATTATGTGAACCCCTCACTAGCAGTAGCTGACATCACACCCTCTTCAGGATTTACATCAGGCACAGTTAGTGGCGCACTTAATCTAGCTTTTGGTGGTGGTTTTTATGGTCGAACTAATTATGGTCGTGCGCCAACAAGCTCAGGCGTTTTTGCAGAAGCAACTACTTGGTCACTAGATACGTGGGGAGAATATTTACTTGCTGTGTCATCAACTGATGGTAAGTTGTTAGAGTGGCAAAATAATCCTAATGCAAATGCGGCAGTTGTTTCAAACGCTCCTGTAAATAACAATGCAATGGTAGTCACAGAAGAAAGATTTGTATTTTGTCTTGGTGCTGGTGGTAATCCACGTAAAGTTGCTTGGTCTGATAAAGAAAACAATACAGTATGGTCAGCTTCAGCTACAAACGAAGCTGGTGATATGGAGTTACAAACTAATGGTCAGATTATGTGTGGTATTAGAATGAGAGGTGCTACCTTAATATTAACTGATACTGATGCACACGTTGCTACATACTCAGGAGCGCCATTTGTATATGGCTTTCAAAGAGTTGGTACAGCTTGTGGTGTTGCTTCAAGAAAAGCCGCAGTAGCAATTGATGAAGGCGCATTTTGGATGGGTAAGAAAGGTTTCTTTACATTTAATGGCTCTACTGCTACAGAAGTTGCTTGTGAAGTAGCTGACTATGTGTTTGATGATTTAAATCCTTCACAAGTAAGCAAAGTATATGCGGTACACAATTCACAATTTGGAGAAATATGGTGGTTCTATCCTTCAGCCAGTTCAACAGAAAATGACAGATACGTAACGCTTGCGTATCAAGAAGGGCATTGGGCGACTGGTGAATTAAGCAGAACTGCTGGCGTAGACGAAGGAATATTTACTAACCCTATTTGGGCAGATGCAAGTGGTAATCTTTATAACCAAGAAACTGGGTACACGCACACAGGCTCAGAAAAACCTTATGCAGAATCCGGCTCTATAACTCTTGGTAATGGTGATAGTATTATGAAAGTAAATCAACTGATACCTGACGAAAGAACACAAGGTCAAGTAGCTGTAACATTTAAAACAAGATTTCATCCTAATGACACAGAAACAGTACATGGTGCATTTTCTCTTTCTAACCCAACAGATGTTAGATTTACAGGAAGACAAGTTAGGGTTAAAATACAAGGTGTAGGAAACGATAATTGGCGGTCAGGAATTATGAGAATAGATGCAAATCCTGGTGGTAGACGATGAGTATTGCCACGCCACCACCACCATTAGGAAGTAATTGGAAACCATGGGCTGAAAGATTAATCACATTTTTATCTAGCACACGCAACAAATTACAATACTATGATGCAACAGCAAAAGCTACAGAAGATGGAGTATTAATGTGGGATGAAGCTCAAAATGCAGTAGTAGTATCCAAGAATGGTGCTTGGGTAAAATTAAAATACGACCCATGAATATACAAGAACAATTAATGACTGGTAAGGAATGGATTATGTCAGCGCTAAATAAAGGCGGTGATACTCATGACTTTAAAGACATAGTAGATGGGGTTATAAGTGGTCACATGCAGTTATGGATGGGGTCAAACGGATGTGCAGTTACAGAGATTGTAGTGTATCCTAATAAGAAAGTGCTACACGTATTCTTAGCCGGTGGAGATAAAGGCTACGGAATTAAACAGATTACAGACATGCATGATAGTGCAATGGAATGGGGAAAATTACAAGGCTGTGATGGAATGTCAATAGCCGGTAGGAAAGGATGGAAACGTGTTCTTGAATCTAAAGGGTGGAAAGAACAACTTACAATATTAGCAAAGGAGTTTTGACATGAGTTCAGGTGGCGGCGGTAAAGGTGGAGGAAAGAAAACAACTACAGAGACAACAGTACCTGAGTTTATAAGAGGGCCAGCAGATAGAAATCTGCAACGTGCAGAAGCCTTACAACAAATTGAGTACATGCCATACTATGGGCCTCAAGTGGCGGCATTTAACCCAAATCAAGAAATGGCATTTCAAAACAATGCAAACGCGGCTTCAGCATTTGGTTTACTTGCACCTACAGATGCAATGGCGGGTATGCCAACTCCAACTACATACGATAATGGTATGAAAGGTTACAGCTCTATGCCATTGTACGACCAAGCTATGACAGATTTAAAAGCGAACTACGGTGATACTGTAGACGCTTATGACTCATTATTTGGTAATGCTGTACCAGCAAATGCCGCACCACAATCCTATGGCGGTGGCGGCGGTGGTGGCGGCGGCGGTGGAGGAATTACTCCTAGAGGTGGCGTACAACCGCAAACTCAAGCACAACGAATGGCACAAACTTATGCAAATGTTAAAACTGGTGCAAATACCAAAGGTTATACCGGTCAAGACGAGCGCTCAACTGGTGGTGTAAATATGTCAAGAGCTGGAATAAATAGTGGCACATCAGCACCAAAATATAATTACAACGTACAAGCAACCAAAACACCTACAAAGCACAAGTATGCTTCACAAAAAACTTATAAGAGCAAAGGTGGTACATACAAAAATCCGAATAATAAATCATACGGAGGTCGCTGATGGCTGGACAAGCACCCGGAGGTCAAAGAACCCCACCAAATATTAACAGCCTAGCGGCTCAAGGCATACAAGGTGCTGGATTAGGAGCGGCGGCTGGAATGGCGTACACGCCTAGTCAAGTAGGTGTAGCTGGAACAAGCGCTTCAGTTAATCCAACAAGTGTAGCTGGCTCAAATGTAAACCCATC